TCTGGTATATAGAATTTGGTAGATGCTTGCAGAATCCAACGTTTATTTCCAGCATTATCATCTGGGGATATAACATCAGGAGATGACTCAGCTGCACCAGAAGAAGCATTCAAGTAGTAGATGTAGAATCCTGTTGCTGTGATAACATAAGCCCCATCACCTGTCGCAAGATCAGTTCCATCTATTGCATCGAGTGCTCCTGCTGCTCCGCCAATTAGAGCTATAGCCCCATAAAAATTACTCGCCACGGGAAATACCCCCTTTTACCCAAATAATCTAAGTTGATCACCAACATTTAGTCTCACACCGATTCCAAAATTGATACGCTTACTACACTATCACTTGGGTAGCTGTGGCTACCACTTGGTTCGCTATCAAATGCACCAAATAAACACCAGTGATTGTCGTCTACCTCATCTATTATCAACATTGCGAATGGATTAGGTCCATAATAGTTATATAAATCAATCAAATCATTAAATTTAGTATCTCTAACCAAATCCATTGAGTAGGAAAAAGATCTTATAATTTCCAATTTCTTGGTGTAGATTGCGCCATTTCTTAATTGTTTTTTTATTGAAAAATCTCTTGGTGATTGACTTGCTCCATACTGTGGATTTGCATATGTCTGCATATCCCCTGCTCTGACTATCCCAGCCTCTACAGTTTCACCAGTAGCAGCTGTCAGTTTAATTGTGGCGGTATGTGCTGCAGCCTGTTGCGTGTACTCTTGCCAGAATTTATCGTAGGTCCGTGTTGCTGTTTCAAGAGTGTGAGTTGTGGATTCAACCACGATGCAGGCTGTGTCTGTAACAGCAAAAGTTTCAGTAGCAAATGTGGCAGTAATAATAATCTCATTCGCACTGCCAGATGCCTGAGAACCTAAAGTGTAGACGTTATCATAATTAGTTGTGCCATTCAGCAAAATGACATTAGTGGCAACATAGCTATGTCCAGTAAGAGGAATACCCACTGCTGCCCCACCACTATATGAAACAGCTGCAGCTGCATTTAAAGTCTTTTCTGCACTATCTAAGGTAATTGTACAAATAGCTGTCTCTGCATTGGTTTTATGTAAAGAAATTACCTCAGCATTAGCAGAAATTGGTATCCTGAGTGTAGCAGTCTGAACACCAGCTACCGCTTTCCAGAGCTTCTTACGGTAGTTATTAGCAGTCAGATTAGTGACAGGATAATTAGCATCTGCACTTGTTGCTGTTGGTGTTCCCTGCTTCTCCGGGTAGATGACATGGCGCATTTTATTTCTCTTTTAAAGCATCTATTAATTCTGTGTTTTTTAGTTGTTCTTTTAACTGTTTATTCTCGTTTTCAAGTGCTATTAGTTGTTGTAGCATAATATCAATCTGGAAACTCAATTGGCCAACTTTGGCGAATTGTGCCTGTAATGCCTGATCTAATGGTATTGATTGTTTTTCCATTTTTACTTCCCCCGTTTTAATTTAATTTATTCTCCAATACTTCCACCTTTTGTGATAATTCCTGAACCGCTGTAATCAACGGCATGATTAAATTGCCATACGTTATTGCCTTCTTGCCCTGGTTTGAGGTTGTAACTAATTGTGCATCAATACCTTGTATAGTCATAACTTCTTCAACTTGTTGTGCTGTCAGTCCAAGATATGTTTTATCATTATCAGGTGGTCTTTTATCTGCTTTTATAAGTTTTTCAACTTCTTTTCCTTCTTTATCTTTTTCTTTAATGATTCGATCTTTGAAATTAAATGGTTTTATCTTGTCCGGGTAATCAAACGGGTTCTTTGGTTGAAAAGTAATAGGATTTAAAGCGTTAATAAATGATAATCCAATAAGGCTTGGATTAATGTTTCGTTTGATTCTCTCATCAGAATCAACAGTTAAGGCAACCTGACAATGAAATTTTGTAATGCCTGTATTCCCTAATTTAATAGAATTGGAACCCTTTCCAATGGCAACGTATCCAATTACTATTTCATTAGCTATTGCATCTTCGCCGCCTGTTGGGTCTGAACCTGATATGGTATTTTGCCCAATATATATAGAATTTTCAGGAGTCTGTAAAGATGTACCCCCATCTGATTGATATCTACCGGCATAATCTCCGATACCTACATTGCCATAGCCTGCTGTATTAGAATAAAGGACTTGATGACCGATCCCTACATTGCTATAGCCTGTTGTATTAGAATAAAGAACTTGATAACCGATCCCTACATTGTTCAAACCTATTGTATTAGAATAAAGAACTTGATAACCGATCCCTACATTATAAGAAGAATGTCCAGTAACAATTGCAGTATCCCCCATCGTCAGATTGCCGGCCTCAACACCCAAAAATGTATTGAGCCCATTAGGAGTTATACCAGATGCATTAGTAGCTGGATTAAAATCATATAACCATCTCTTTGTGCCTTTATAAATAATCCCGACACCAGTTCCTGCATTTGCGGGAACATCAAGAGTTATATTCCCACTTGCATCCCAATAAATCTTTCCATCAGCCAATTTCCCTGATCCATCATTCTTAAGACCAATCTTTGCAGAAGCGTAGGAAGTGGCATGCCCTATTAAGATCTGAGCACCTGATGCTGCTGAGGCTGAATGAAGACCAATATTAATGGAGGTTAAATAATTTGCAGCTATTGCCCAATTTGCGATAGTACCTGTGGAAGCATATATAGCTCCAATTATACTTGCTGAAGTAGCAACTAAGGCCCCAGCACTTGATACTCTAAATGGCGCAGTTGCTTTGTTTGCAATTGATGCCCCAGACCATATTCCACCACTAATATCTACATGGAAAGAAGAAGTATCATCTCCACCTATGTCTATGGTAGCAGCTGTTATGGCCCCAGATATAGTAGCATTCGTGGCAACTAAGGCCCCAGCACTTGAAACAGTAAAGATATTATTACCTATTCCTATTCCGTCGGAGCCGAGATGAATACCTGCATTTGCGTCGTTATAGGCTGTCTTGGAACCTGTATAAAGATAAGTTCCAATTGTAAAAGAGCCTATAGTTCCTCCCGTAGCAACTATTCTGGATGCTGAGAATAAGCCAGCAGTAGTCAGTTCAGTATTTACACCTCTCCAAGATATATTAGTTCCATCAAAATTAAAGTATTTAGTAGAACCATCTCCTATATAGGCCCTTGGCGTTCCTGAGTTATAATCAAGTTGTATTCCAGTACTTGCAAACGTTGCTGTGTTAATAGATATCTTTTTATTGGAGGAATCCAGAATAATGTTGGTGCTACTATATAATCTGGTTGCATCTACATCCCACCCACCAATAACACCAGAATTAGCAGTAATAGAACCAGTTAAAACAGCATTTGTGGCTGTGAATACGCCAGATGTTGATAATGATGCATTTGCTCCTCTCCAAGATATATTAGTTCCATCAAAATTAAAGTATTTAGTAGAACCATCTCCTACATAAAACTTATATGTGCCAGAATCTAGACCAAGAAATGCGCCCAAATAAGAACCAGCAGCATCAACTTGAGTTCCGCCTAATTTAATTGTTGCATTATCAAGATCATATTGGCTACCTGTTGCTGTTGTACAGTTAGTTGAGCGGAGTTGGCCGGTAATGATTTGGTTGGCGTTAAACACTTGGTTTTCCAATGCCCCAACAGCTTCTATCCATACTCCAGGCCCTGCCCCAAAATCAGAGGGACGCTGGGCATATGGATGGTTGGTTGTGTCAGTCGCATCCGTGGCTGTAGAATCGAATACCATCTTCCTTTGCCAAGAACTATGCCACACGTATGCAACATCACCATTATTGATTCCTGCGATTGCGACAGATGCAAGTGTCGTCATTGTACCGACGTGAATTTCTGCCATTATGATATTATACCCTCTCCTGTTATAACCGCTTCATCATTCTCAAAATCGTATGAAATAATTCTTGCCCTAATCCAAGTTGAAGTGTCCACAACCATTTGAGTATCAGAAAAACTGATTCTCTTTCCTGGGTCTGGTAAAGTTGCACTGATTGGAATTCTGACTTCAGCAACATCTTTATTTAAAACAGTAAGGATATTCACCAAAGCTGCGGAAACATTACTTTTTGTATCATGGTAAGGTTCAATAGTAAGTTCATTACCATAAGGAAAAGAAGGACCAACAACATAAGTTTCACCAGAAATAAAAATATCATCATCTAAAGTAAGGGCTGTCTCAGAAACGGATAGAACAACAGCACTTGTATCGTCTGTTGTGTTTTGAGCAACATAGCCAGCTTTAACACCATCTGTTGAAAATGTTGCTCCTGAGTCTATAAGTTGTGATACATTAGTTCCATCAGTTGTTCCAGAAGATATTGTTTGTAATGATTCAATTACTGTATTCTGAATAGCTTTGATAAACCTGGCAGTTCTGATCTCATCGACGAATCCATTCTCTGCTTCATGAGTAGTCCATGTTGATTTAATTTGGCTGATAACTTCACCAGCATTATACTGAGCAGTAAAATAACTAAATTCATCCAATGTCTCTGATCCATTATCAAGGAGCATATCACCTAATGTCAACATACTATCTTTAATATAGAAATAATGTGTAAAAAAGGCACAGATATCAGATAGGAAATCTATAAGAGGTTTTTGTGAAGTAGCCCAATATGATATTGCAGGAGAAGTACCACGTGCATTAGTAGATACAATAGCACTTCCACCACCTAAGCGAGCATTGCCCCAAGTCATTACACCTTCTAGGTCAGTCTGAGAAGCTGTACCTGATATTGTAACAGTGCCGACGGGGGAAGCGGTTAGAGCAAAAGATCCATCACCTATGACGACTACATTGCTCTGAATAGGCACACCATCATCAAAGACTGCAAATCCACCAGAAATAAAAGCATTGGCATGTATTGGAAGATATTCTGAATTATCTGTAGGAAAAGTCACTGGAATTACAAATGTTGATCCAGAAGCACTCTCTATTACGTGAGTCCCATCGAAATTAACTGTGCCACTTATATAGATACTATTCCCAGTACTCCATCCATGAGCAGCACTTGTTACAACCTGTGTTTTTGTTCCAGTCGCAGAAGAACTAAAAGATATTATTGTTTTTGCATCTATAGTAGTTGAAATACCACCTAAATGATAACAGGGCCGTCCTGCATTATCTGCTAAACGGAGTGGCTCAACATGAGTTACGCCTCCAAATGCTTTTGGATATGGAACCGTGTTACCCTTATAATCGGGTCCGACATCAAGCAATTTCTGTGTATATTTAGGATCGTTCAATGTATAAGTCACAATTTCTTCATCAAAACTGTTAAGATAGATATCACCTGTAAATAAAGTAACGGCAAGTCCCTCTGTTGTAGCTGTATATTTTATTGCTATAGTATGTTGCTTTGGTGGAACCCAGTCAGCAGCAAAGGCGTCTGGACTAAAGGCAATCTGGCCAAACCCCATACGAACAAATCCACCATAATCAGTTGCTGTTTGATATTGTGGTGAGGAAAAGGATTCAATATAAGCATCCCAATAATGATCAAGTGCAACCCCGTCCATACTGAAACGGAGAGTACTCGTATCTTCTCCATCAAACCATACAGCACTTGCAGTATTCAACCAAATAACATCAGCTGTGTCTTTCCAAATTACTACTTTAGACGTGTTTAATTCTACCAAGATAGGCATTAATTTCTATAAAGCCTCCTGGTTTCATTGCCTTTGGTCCTGTTGGCAGTAACTCTTACATAATCTGCTTCCACTCGTGATATTTGTTGGACATCTGCGTAGAATTCTTTACCAGCAACTTCAACTATTATGTACAGCGGCCTTTCCATAGCACCTTCTTGTGTAGATCCGCCA